TGATGTCCCATACTTATTTACCCATTCCTTTACAGGAAGTTCTTCTTCTTCGTCCTTTACTATAACAAAAGGGTCATAGCAAGGTTTGAACCGCCTTATAAGACGGTTAGAAATTTTTGTTTCCATTTTTTTGTTAATTTTTAGGAGGAAATAAATCCTCTGGTTTACAATTAAAATACGTGGCCAGTACACTTTTAGTTAGTTCATCGGGCGTCTGATCTCCGTATATCCACGCCCTAACAGTTTTCTCCGTTTTCTTTGTCTCGTCCGCTATTTTACGGACAAAGGCGCGTTTAGGCGTTTCAATGTTGCCTTTAGAAGGCAGACCTTTGTAAATGTCTGTGAATGTTGCCATTTTTATTGTGATTAAATTATACGTCAAAAGTACACATAATACCTGCAATGTGTACTTATTATTCTATGTTGTACAACATGTTTTCGAGGTTGAAAAGTATGTTATACAACATGTTTACAGCTCCAATAACTCTATAATCTTCCCAATTTTTTGAAGGGAGATCGTTCCTCCGTTTAGGAACTTGCTTATTTCCTGCTGAGTGCAGCCGGTAAGACGGGCTATGTCCGTTCCACGTGTTCGCGATTGCTTGGTTTCCGCGATTGTTTTCAATCGAATTTTTATTAGGAACGCCCGTTTCCTTTCTGAGTATTCAGATTGCAGCTTGGTGATTTCGTTAAGCTCTGTAATTAGTTCGTTCATTTTATTTTGGTTTGTAAAAGGGAGCCTTTCGACTCCCTTTCTTGTTAAAGAACAAATAATCCTAACGCTACTGCTTTAACTTTAGACATCAATCCGCAATAATACATTCCGCAATAATACATTGCATTTTCATCCTTGTAAAAAGTTTCCCGTTTTTCGCCCGGGAAAGGACGCCCATTTATGTCGTTTTTCTGAATATCAGAAAAACAATTTGGGGTAATTTTTTCTGTTGTTTGTTTGCTTTGTGTTTGCCAAATTCCAGGATATGTTTCAATAAATCTTTCTCCTTCATAATAGAATTCTCTGGTTTTCGATTCTATTATCCTTTCTTCGATCTGAATTGGGTTTCCCTCGCATGTGCCATTTAGATGCCTATATAATACATCCCTTAGGATGTCGTGCCGCCCAGCCCATGTGATTTCTCCGATTTTTACATCAGAGGTTTCTTTGAAAGCATAATTTTTGAAGTTGTGTCTGTAAACTATCGTTTTCATTTTTTTAGTGCCGGTTCCATTCAGCCGGCGAAGTTAAATCTTGAAAAGTAATCCGAAAAGTCTTTAATTTTGTGGTGCCGGACTTTTTCCGCCCAGCACCTGTTCTTTTTCCACCTGATCCCATATTACCAATTTCCTGAATGAAAACGATAACCAATTCCTAAGCAGTCAAAACAAACACCTTTGCAAAAGTGGCTAAAAGCAGGAATAACACCTTTACCGTTGCATTTTGCGCAAACATAAGCGTCTTGATGTATAGTTATTGATTCTTTTACGTGGGGCATTTGAGCCACTTTTGCAAAACAATCACAAATGCTTTCAGGGTCAAATGATTTTAGCATAAAACACTTACCTTTTCCGTTAATAAAAATTCTAAGGTTGTAGTTAAAATTATTCGAGTTAGTCCCCATGTAGCCTTTTTTGATAAGCAAAAAATAAACGGCTGAGTTTGATAATGCTTTATTAAGGCTTTTTGTAAAATAAGAACGATTATCACATTGCAAATCAAATCCAGCAGCTTTATAAGCTGCTTGCAGTTTGTTTTCTAATTTAGTTGAAGTCATAGCCATTTTTTTAGGGCCGGTTCCATTCAGCCGGCGAAGTTTAAATTTGCTGTATTAGTATTTTTATTTTAGTTTGAACTTCTCACCCATTTGCGATTTCTTCCCCCAAGCGTCGCCGTTTTAATCCAAATCTCAGAGCAAGAATAAGGGTTACCCGCGTGTTTCATTTCTCCTTCTATTTCAACCCAGCCGAGTTGGCGTGGGTAGCATCCATTGTTTTTTATGCAGCAAGGTGCATTTTGAGAGACTGTGACTTTTGAGATCAAATTATCAAACTCAAAATCTTTAATATCAGAAGCAATTTTACTTTTGTTTCCGCGTCTTACGATTTCAATAACTTCGTTTGCTTTCATTTTTTTAGTGCCGGTTCCATTCAGCCGGCGAAGTTTAAATTGTGATGTATTAGTATTTAATTGTGATGTAAAGGTACATCATATGTGATGTAAATGCAAATTATTGAAGAATTATTTTAGCGTGTAAGTGGTTGATATATTGATAGATAAAACTTTAACATTTCATTTTGATTGAAAACTGTGCATTTGTTGTGATTTTAACACTTGCTTTTGTGGAATAAAGGGGCATAAAAAAAGAGCTACTCTCACGAGCAACTCTTTCCAGGCAAAATCAAAAAAAATATTAGTCTATTATGACAGCGTCTTGAATATGTCTGCGTTTCTCTTCGAATACTCTGTTTGCTTCTTCGACAAAAGAGTGAAATTTACTTTTATCTTGAAGTATTTCTTTGTCGTCTTTTATCTCTGCAAGCATCGTATAGATTCGCGTTATAGAATTCATTAGGGAAGCTAATTGAGTTATGTTATCGCAAGAGGGCAATAGCGTCCAGGCTTTTGCTAAAGTCGCATCAAATAAATTATGAAGTGTATCGTATGTTCTTGTTTGGAATTGTGACCTTCTAAGCTCTATCGAATTGTTTGATCTTACGACCAGATTAGTCGAAAACTCCACATTCTCTAATTCGTTGATATGCTTACTTTTCCACGTTCGGAAAGTAGCAATGTTTACATTATACTTTTTAGCAGTTTCCGCGTTTGTTTTATTATTCTTTATTTGCCAGTTCAGCGCTTGCAATTTTGTCGTCTTTGAATACTTCTTCAATTTTGTTTTATATTATAAGGTTTGAATGTATATATTGAAATGTCAGACAGTTAGTTGCGAATAAAGTGTCTTAAAATGAAGCATATTTGAATAAACATACACTATTCTACAGAATTATAATAGCATTCGTGCGTTTCAATTACTTCGTTCTGATCAATCGTATTTGATTGATTATCAAATGCTTTGACTACGTAGCTCATTATCAAATCAGCGAACATAAAGGAATAATTAGAAGCTAAGAATGTTATAAATCGATATTCCATTATTCTGTCACTTACCTTCTTAAGCAGCTTCTTTCTGCCTTTCATAACGATTCTAAGATAGCGGAATGGTTTCATAAATAAATTCGGGTCTGAATTTCAAAAACCTCCTGTGTTCTGTATCTCCTCAACTTCTTTACAAAGCTCTCTTCTTCATTGTCAATCAAAACAGGGTTCAAAATGTTCTTTCTCTGTAGGTTATGCAAATCTTTCCTGTTTAACCCTAAAAGTTTTGATGTCTCGGCGATGGTAAGTAGATCATTCATGTTATGTATATTTATGCAAGAAATTAAAAATTCAAATATTTGGTATCTGTCCCGTGAGACATTGAGACTTTATCTCTGATTATCAATAGTTTGAGAAATGGCGTTGTTTTGAGATGAAATGTATAATTATACAGATATGCAAATGTTTATTCAATATTTAGATAGGTCACGGATACTATCGTTTTATCGTAAGATTCTTTTATGAATACTTTATCATTTTCTATACGTTTTTTGGCGTCTTCTAATCGGTCATAATCGTAAAGAAATGAATTCCATTTATCGTTCTGAAACCATTGAGGGATATATTTTTTATTTCCATCATTCAACTCTCGAACTTCAATCCGATAATTAGGGAGTAAAGATGTTTTTTCTTCGAACTTTTCTTCGAACTTTTCTTCTTTAGCTTTTCTCACGTATTGCAATTCGAATAGTTTACTTATCAACACGATTATTTTGTAGACAGCAAAACCGATAATAGCAAAAAAAAGCACAAAATATATAGCATGCAAAATAATTGTTTCCATAATAAATGGTTTTAAAAGGAACCCTCCCTATTCTCACGAACCAGGACGGGTAAAATGAATATATGCATATTGAAGACGCAAATATACAATAGATTTCTGTATAACATACACTTTTAATGTATATTAATACAAGTTTATTGCAAGTATGCTATAATACAACCTCTTAGTACTGCATATATTAGCGTAATTTGTGCAAAAATTAAAATTATGCCAGGAATTGATCCAATTTCTCTCGGTTTAGGTGCCGCAGGAATAGTCGGCGACATTATCGGTAACCTTTTTGGAAACAGTGCACGGAAGAAGCAACAAGACATTCTCAATCAGCAACAGAGCCAACTTAACTCCGTGGAGGATGAGAATCAGAACTACTACAATCAAAACTATTATGGAAATGCTCTCGACAGGACAGAGAACGCCTCCGCTCTGACTCGTGCTAATCAGTTCTTTAAGCAAAGGACAGCACAAGACAGAAAGACGGCAGCCGTGACAGGTGCAACGCCTGAAGCCGTGAACGCTGATAAATCACAATATTCGAATGCCTACTCGAATTTAGTAGGCAATATTGCAGCGGGTGCATCGAATAGCCGTGATAGAGTTCGTGCTAATTATGAAAATCAGCTTAACAACACCATGAACCAGCAAAATAATCTCAATCAGTTGGATATTGGGCTGCTTAATCAGAAAGCTCAAGCAGCCGGTAACTTCGCACAAAATGCGGGAAATGTTGCTTCAAGTGCTGTCCAGTCTGGTTTGATATCAAGTTATAACCCATATAAAGGTGCTATATCAAACATCAATCTAACGTAACAATGCCATGAATCCAGCCAAAGACTTAAAAAAGAAATTTACACCTGGAGATCCTGTAGTCCTTCAACAAAGTGGCGAACAAGACAAAGCGTTGAACGATGTGAATAAAGCTACTGGATTATCGGACGATACTCCCGTAGGCGCAAATCAAAATCCTATTCCTACCGAAGATATTCATAGTCAGGAGACTTCAGTAAATCAACCCGAGAATGTTGGACCATCTAACGAACCTACAGAGACAAACGACGCAATTTCTCGTTATCAGAAATATGTAGAAGGTATTCAACGTCCTGATTTATCAAGTCTATTGACAGGGTATGATCAACAAAAAAAGCAAGCAGAGCAGGATGTCCAGAAAGCTGAATCGAACAGGAAATGGGCTGCATTAGCGGACTTGGGGAATCTAGTAGGCGAATATATCGGTGCAAGAGGTGGCGCAAATGTCAATGTGAACAAAACTAACAATGAAGGAGTTTACAATCAGGCTATCAATAAGTTATCGAATACCTACAGACAGTTTCAATCGGGACGCCCTGATCTGGTTGTTAAATTGGCTTTACAGAAGTATAATGAACAGATGCAGACAGCTGGAGGACTTTATAAGGGAGCTGTTTTATCTGATAAAGAGAAACAAGATCAATTCAATCAAGATTATAAATTAGCTGATTTGAATCAGAAGATTGCAGCTGAAAACAATAGATTTGCGCTCGAACAGAAAAGCGTTGCAACGGCTGCGCAACGCGAAAAAGATCAAGCCGAACATAATAGAATATTAGAAAATCTTACAGGTCAACGACGAAGGACACAAGATGCCGAAAATGCAAAGAAGGCTTATCAACCTAAAAAACAATCTACAAATGATGTGAATTGGAGAAAACATAATGCCACACCACAACCAAATACACCTGCCGATAATGATATAAATGGAACACTTGTAAATCAATAAATTATGCCGATTGTAGATGTAAACGGACAGAAAGGATTCGTTCCTGATGCAAACTTAGATGGTTTTCTAAAAGACTATCCGGACGCGAATATTCATTATGCTATAAATGGGCAGACATGGGCTGTGCCGGCAAAGAATACCAAAAAATTATTGCAAAAGTTTCCCGATGCAGCACCTTTGACAGGAGGTATCGAGACGCCAAAAGACTTAGCTATACCACATGATCAAGTAGGATTTCAGGGAAGCTTGACGGCTCCTGATCTAAATCCAGAACAAGGGTACCATCCTATCAACAAAACAGGAACGCCTTCCGTAGTTCCAATGCCTATTCCTTCTTCAATATCCGATCAGCCTATTTTCAATCAACCACAGGAACCGGCTTTAAAAGTAGCACCATATCAGAATGAGAACTTAAAAGGAGCGGAAAGCAAAGCACTTGTAAATACTGCTTATAATAATTTAAATTCATCAATAAGTAAAACGGGGGAACAAGCATATAACGCTTCGGGATTTAATAAAAATACTCATTTAGGAAGTCCAATGTCAGAAGATGCTGGATCATTGACTAATGCTATACTTGGAATCCAGGCTTATAATAAATCAATAGACCCTGCAACATTTATACCTCAAAAGATTGATGAGCTTCAGCCTTATATCCAAAACGAAGCATTGCAAGAGCTTCAAAATGATCCAAACTACTTAAATCTTAAGAATACAGGACAGTTAACACCTGACTTGCAGCAGAAATTAGTATCTGACAAGTTAGCTCAAAAGACACAACAGGCTTATGATACTATACTTCAAAAGGGATATATTCAACCAAACATGCCAACAAGTTGGGCAGATGATATAATCAAAGGAGCTGTTAATCAGTCTATGATTGGGATGGGGTATAACTTAGCTACCAATGTGGAGTCTGGATCACTTTTAGCCGCTAAACAACAGGCTTTAAAAGACTATAATCCTAATATTGTAGAATCGGCTCTTTCCATGGCCGGAGGTTTTATATTAGATAGTCCTTTCTTTGCAGTGGGTGGAGAGGTTACAAGTGCGGCAACGGATGCGATAGCTAATCAAGTCTTAAAACAATCCACTAAAGGCCTTTTAGAAAATGGAGTCTTAGGTGTCAATCCAGAGTCATTAGCAAGATTATTGAGTCCTGCAGAAAAAGGTATCATAAAAGGTAGTGAATATGCCGGACAAGGATTGACGATGGCAAACTATAATCAGGCAAAGAGTGATCTCGGCCAACTACTAGATATAAATGAGGGGGTTAAGTCTATTGGAGATTTTAAACCTTTTGATGTAAAGAAATATTTTGAAGATTTCGGAATGTTTTCTATGTTGGGATTTGCCGGAGGAGCTGTTTATGGAGCTGCACAGAAGGCAAAAGAAGCAATTGGCGGATTAGCCGGAAACTTAACGGCGCGTGCTATTCAAGTTGGGGATGTCGCTGCACAGTCAGCATCCTTTACCGCTGTGAGTGCTTTAGAAAATCCTAATACTCATTTTAATGCCTTTAAGGATTTTGAGAGTAATTTTTTGATGTTCGCCACTATGGGTGCACAACATCTCATCGGAGGCGTTGAGGGCGTAAGGAAGCCACGTCCAGAGAATGCAGCACAGAAGAAAATGTATGACTTCATGGATAATAATCTTAAGGGAAATAATGACATTTTAAACTCTATAAATTTTACACAAGAGGAACAAAATGCACTTTCTCCTTTGAGCAAGGCAACTGATCTTAAGAGTGCAATAATAGACCTTAGTAATCAATCAGTAAAAGACAAAGACTTGGCTAAAAAGGTAGATGACTTATTGACTAATAAAGATGTGCCATTTTCTCTAAAATCAAAACTCTATTATGCTATTTCGGGCGATATGCTTTCCATTCCCACAATAGGAACCCATGCCGTCATCCCAGATAATGATATGTACACAGTAGAGGCAAGAGATAGAGCAGGAAACCTAATTGAGAAAAAACCAAATCTATCCTTAGAGGATGCAACTAACATCGACAGGGACTATGACGAGATGAAAAAAGATCAGGATGGTTTTATGTTAGAGAGATCATTAGGGAACACTGATGCGGTAACAAACATTATGAAAGACGTGGCAAAGAAAGAAGAAATACCCATAGATGACATCTCAAAGATATTTGCCAAAGAACCAAAAGACAGAACGGATAAAGAAAGACAGATAACACAAAGTTATATTAGTGAATTGCTTAAGAACGTGAAACCATCTAAAAATAATATTTTATTATCTGACTATGACAATATCACAAATGCACAGAGGAAATCTATAGTCGATAATTACGATAAGTCATTACATAATTTTGACGACACATTTGGAAAGGATGCAGAACAGATGAAAGGACAAGTAGATTCGGGTAATTATGAAGATTACTGGATGACAAAAGGGCAAAAAGATGCCGTAAATAAATATGTAAAGACAAAAAAAGACTATGATGGGTTTCTAAATCATGTAAAGAATAATTTAGATAAAACCATAGAGAAACTCCATAAATCCATTGACTTATTAACCAATAAAGATACTGGTCATGTAACGGAGGTAAAATTTAATGGGCAGAACTATACTGTATCAGATGGTAAATTAGCAATATCAGTAGATGAAAACGTAGTCAAAGAAATAGATAATAAGAACTCATCTGATATAATAGCGTTACGAGATGTTAATGGAAATATAATCAGTGCCAGCATAAAAGACAGCAACTTGGAATTGCAATCTGATACTGACGCCAAAGAGTTAAAGCAATCCGTAGTCGATCAGGCAAGAAATAAAGCTGTTGAGGATATTAAATCTTCAATAGATTACAATAAGGGCGAACAACTTTTCTATACAAAAGACGGGAAGACGACTAATGTAACGTTTGATCAAGCACACCCTGATGATGACAAGGCGATTGTTTTCGATATGGAGAAGACGCCTAAAATAATAAATGGTGTCCCTCAATATGAAAGAATGATTGTAGATAGGAGTATGTTATCTACAGAAAAGATTCCGCCGGTAGAAGAAGAAAAATCAACGGAAGGAACAACAGAAATCAAGGAACTTCCAAAAGACGATAAAGGAAACATTTCGTGGAATGAAATGACTCCTGAAGAAATACTCCGGACTTTGCGTTCACAAATGGATGATGAGAATGTAATAGGTTCAATAGATGAGACGATAGACAAGGCCACTAAAGAACTTGATAAGGTTTCTAAAAAGAAAATAACAGGTGATGTTGACACAAGGATGAAAAATATTGAAGAGAAAAACAGCAAGATGAGTTCTCTTCAAAAGAGAATAGATCACTTTAATAAGGTAAAGGAATTAACAACTAAAACTAACGAAAATGCCACTAAAAACGGGAAAATCGAACAAGACAGTATCGAAAAACATCAAAACGGAAATGGAATCGTACAAGAAAACGGGGAAACTGGGAACGTCGCACCCGAAAACAGCCAAGAAAGCACAGAAACAGGCGATAGCAATAGCGTACAGAAAGGCGGAGAGAAAATAAATACGAATATTGACGTACCAGATAATACTCCACTTGAAGACGTTCCTTTTCAAATTATCAGTGAAGAAGAAGGCAACAAAGAGAAAACCAATGAGCAAGTAGAAAAGATAGATCAGGAAAAGGCAATGGGAAATCCCACTAAGTATGATCAACCATTCAAGACTAATGACGAAAAAAACTATGACACATTGGTCGGAATCCTACATAGGCATTTCCCTAAAAATAACACAGCTACAGCGGAAGAGTTTAAGGCAGCAGTCGATAAGATGTTGACAAGTCCACGTGTATTAATCTTAAAGGAGATGCAGTCTATAAAAGACAACGCTGTCAAAGATGGCACTTTTATGAAAGCTCCAAATGGGAATGATACGAAGTTAACCGAAACACAATGGTTGCAAGTACGTACCGATAACTTTAAGAACTGGTTTGGGGACTGGTTAACCGATCCTGAACATGCCTCTAAGGTGGTGGATGAGAATGGTGAGCCGTTGGTAGTTTATCATGGAAGTCCAAATAAATTTAATGTATTCAATCTTGATAAAATTGGGTCACAAGGGACGACTGAAGGGCAAGGATTTTACTTCACTCCAGACAGATCAATTAGTGATGGATATTCAGAAAGACGAGGAGAAGGAGAGGGTTCTCTATTCTCACTTTACTTAAACATTAGAAATCCATATTCCAATGAGGTTAAAACATTTACAAAGTCAAATATAAAAAAAATATTATTAGAATTATACTCGCATGATAAGGAGGCGTTATCTAATTTTGGAGATGTTGGCTATGAAGGGTTTAACAAAATTCTAAATGATGCAGTAAATCTAATGAATGAGGACGAATCAGATACTTCTATTATTGGAGGACTGATTAACGGAGGGGTTGCAAGTGTTGAGGATGTATTAAAAGCGGTTAAGAAGGTAACAAAAAAAGATGGAGTTATTACCTCTTGGAAAAGTGATGAAAAGGAAACGCCAATTTACATAACAATTGATCCTACTGACATAAAGTCAACCATAGACAATAATGGGGAGTTTGATGCTAACAATCCTGACATAAGGATGCAGATTATCGGCGAACAAGGTGCAAAAAATCTTGATAAATTTGACAAAGGGACACGATTAGAGAGCTTAAGAGCGGCAAAAGCTATGGAAGGAACTCCAATAGAGATCAAGGCCGCCACGGGATGGGAAAAAGGCAGTGATGGACTTTGGAGATACGAGACACCGGACTTAAAACTGAACGATGAGATTCAAAAGGCAATAGATAACGATCCAAAAGGCGGTTTCGCAACTTGGGAGGCTAAATATAGAGAGAAACATGATGGCAAATCACCTATTATAAAAGACATTATAGGGAAAGACGATCCTTTGTTAAAGGCATTTCCTGAACTTGGCGATCATTGGGCAAGCACTTATCCCGCTTCTCAAATGGATGGCGCAACCGGCTATTTGAATAGTCACGGTAATGTAATCATGAGTAGTGATCTAACAAAAGGCGATAGTCAAGATGTCAGAAGGGTTCTAATACATGAACTTCAACATTACATTCAACACAAAGAAGGGTTTTCAACTGGAACTAACTTAGATAACGAAGTCGAAAGAGGAGGGTTGTCGAAAGAGAAAATGATGCTCTTACAAGGTGCTTATATGGCTCCCGAAAAGGACAAAAAAGAAATCATCGACGGGTTAGGTAACTTGGTCGATATGGAAGCGATAAGTCCCGAAGAAGCAAAAGATATTAAAACTATAATCGAAAAGGGAGATGACGCTATAAAAAAAGAACTTGATACCCCTTTCCAAAGATACAAACGATCAGCTGGTGAGGTGGAGGCTCGTAACGCTTCTGAAAAGAGAGCTAACATGACTCCCGAAGAAAAGAGACATAGATTAATTGATGAGACATCCGACGTAGCACCAGAAGATCAGATACACACAAGGGATGAGTATTTGAACAGTGAGTCACGGAATGTTTCTCCAACTGGATTTTATTCACCTACAGAGGAAGCTCTTGGAAGGATTCAACAAGAAAAAGGGACAAAGGAACAGTTCAAACAAATGCTTCTTAAAAATGGAGCAAAACAAGCCGAACTTGATTGGATGGGATTTGATCAGTTACCTGACAAGTTGACAAAATCTGATATTCAGAAATGGATTAATGAAAATAAGATTGATGTTAAAGATGTTGAATTAGATTCTAATAATGGAGCTATTACCGATGAATTAAATGATGATGCCGAAGAAGAATTAGATAGATTAGATACAATTCAAAAAAGGTGGGATAGTATAGAATCTGCATTAGCAAATGATTACGAATTGTCAGAAAAAGATCAAGAGCGATTAGATAAATATATAGAAGAGTTTGATGATATAGATGGCGTATCTCAGGCAATATATAATTTACAGGATGAATCAAATAATTATAAGGTAGATGAGACTGGAGATACCAAATTCTCTCAATACACTTTACCCGGTGGAGAAAAATACAAAGAATTGTTGTTGACGATGCCGGAAAAAAAAGGAGACACTTTCAAATCTTCTCACTTTGACGAACCCAATATACTTGCACACGTACGTTTTGACGAAAGAACGGTAAACGGTGAAAAGGTATTGTTTATTGAAGAATTTCAAAGCGATTGGGCACAGAAAGGAAAGAAAGAAGGGTTTAAAGTAAAAACTACCGAATTGCCAATAGGAACTACTATTGATAAAAATGAATTTGGTTTATTCAATATAAACGTTGGTGGCATAACAAAATATGAAGATTTTAAAAGCGAAAAAGAAGCAAAAGATTTTGTTTTGAATGCGATTAATAAAGTCAACACTAACGTTCCCGATATGCCATTCAAGAAAACCGACCAATGGGTTAATCTTGCCTTTAGACGTATGATGCGTTATGCAGCAGAGAATGGATTTGATAGGATAGCATGGACGAATGGAGAACAACAGGCAGACAGGTATAATTTGAGTAAACAAGTTGATGAAATACTTTATTCCAAAAACGAAGATGGTACTTATGCCATTTCTGCTATTCAACAGAGGATAGGTAAGATGTTAGGTGAAAGTATTCCGGAGAATAAAATAGAGGATTATGTAGGGAAAGAGGTTGCAAAAAAAATAATATCTGGAGAAGGTAATGATACTGAAACGCAAGGTAAATACAAAACCATGAAATCACTTTCAGGCAATGGTTTGAAAGTTGGTGGTGAAGGAATGAAAGGTTTTTATGATCAGATAGTACCAAAGGTAGCTAAAGACTTAGGGAAACCATTTGATGCAAAAGTAGAAACAATCAATATCCCAGAAACAGGGGAACAACAATCTCTACCTGTGACTGATAAAATGAAAGAATCGGTTAAACAAGGTGTCCCATTGTTTGCCCGCACACCAGATGGTACGATTTATGGATTCGTGAAAGATGGAACGATCTATCTTAACCCTGCAAAGATGAATGCAAATACTCCTATTCACGAGTATGGACATTTATGGTTGATACATATCGAAAAGACCGATCCAGCTTTACATGCAAGGGGAGTAGAGCTAATTAAAGATAGTCCGTATTACACACAAGTAAAGAATGATAGAAACTATCAAGGCTTAGATGAGACGGGGATAGTCGATGAAGCTTTGGCTCGTGCAATAGGCGATAAAGGAGAACAGATAGTCAATAATTTAGGTTTAAAAGACAAACTAAAGGCTTGGATTAGTGATTTTTGGAAAGCAATAAGTTCAAAATTTGGAATCAAATTAACACCTGATCAATTACAGGACTTAACTTTGGATCAGTTTACGGACTATGCAAACGCCAATTTATTAGGTGATGATGTAATATCAGAAAATAAAGTTGAGACAGATAACAAGATGCAGATAGATGACTTGGATAATCCAGATGAGACATATACCAAAGATATAGATAAATTAATTGAACAAAGAGCAAAGGAAAGCGAACGACTTGCAAGAATACTTTCATCAGAACCTCAACGACCAATCTTAAATAGGGAGATGGGAGAGGATGCTTTGTCTTATGCAAAACGCGTCCAAGATGCAGAAAAAACATTCAATAAAGAACATGCGATTTGGAATAAAAGTAGAGACGAACTTTCAAAGAATGCAGAGAAATTAGCAAAGAAATTTGGATCCTCATTTCCTCGTCAAGATACTGGTGAGTCAAATGAAGACTTCAGGAAAAGACTTAAAAAATATCTTGATGAAGTTCCTAAAGAAGGTATAAATCAAGAAGGAGGATTATCTATAGAAAATGGAAAGACTCTTTTAAAATCAATAAATACTCTTTTCAATAATGGCGACGAAGAGACGAAGGCCGTAATAAGGGAATTTTCCGGAGACTTTAATAGAAGAATGGAGACAGCTACCTTTAATCTAAAGAAAGCTTTTAGGGCTTTTGCAAAGATGTCAAGAGGTGATATGTTGAAGTTTATCGACAACATGGAGCATGGGAAGAAGCAAGACACCGATATTTTACAAGTGTACAGTGATCAACTAAGGGCTACCTTGGATAAAGCTCGTGAGGCAGTGAGAGGTTTAGGAATAGGTAAACTTGAAGAATTTATTGAGTATTATTTTCCTCATAGGTACAAGGGAAAAAAGACTGACTTTTTGAAACATAGAAATTATGAATACTTAAAGGATGCGATTAATGCAGGATTAGAGCCACAAGATTATAATCCTGTAGTATCAACCCTTAAACATGTCAGGGATATGTATAGATTTGTCTTTGCCCATAAAGCGATGACAGACTTAGTCAGTACAGGAACGGTTGTGTTCGTTCGTGCCGGAGAGAGTGCACCAGAATTAAAAGATGGGCACTTTGTAGAACTACCAAGAGCATTAAGTACGATTTACAGCGTGCATAAAGTAGAAAAAGGAAGGTATTACGCATTGCCGGAAGTTGCGAAGATATTTGAGAGATACCAAAGTAGAGGATGGGAAGATAATAGTCTATATAGACTTGCAAGGGGAATTAATAACATAGGAAATCAGTTACAGCTTGGGTTGTCAGCTTTTCACGTTGGATTCACCTCGTTAGATACGATAGTATCAAGAAATGCCTTAGCTTTAGAATACTTACTTCATGGCAAGATAGGAAGAGGATTATGGGAGATGTTCCCTTTGAACTCTTTAATTACGCCGGCTACTAACTACTATAGGGGAAAGCAACTTCAAAATGTATTCATAGGTAAGACTATGGCCGACAATTATAAGATGGTGGTAGCGGCTACAGGGCTTCAAATGGCGAATGGGCGTGCTCACATGGACGCCATATATGGGGATCAGATGTGGAACAAAATGATGGAAAATCTTCACAGCAAAACAGTAGGTGGAGTTTTAACTAGTATTCCGCAAGGACTAATAGCGGTACTTGAGGCACCGGGAAAATTTATTATGGAGAATATCGTTCCACGTCAAAAACTTGGTGTTTTTTATGATATGATGATGTATGAGTTAAGGGTGCATCCAAATATGGACGTGCCACAATTCAGGGAAGCAGCTCAAAGGGCATGGGACAGTGTAGATAATAGATTAGGTCAGTTGACTTATGATAATCTGTTTTGGAATGAATCCGTAAAAGATGCTTTGATGTTGACTTTTAGATCAGTTGGGTGGAATCTTGGAACTATCCGTGAGATAGGGGGAGCCGTACTGGAATTACTTCATACTGTATCTCATAGACCAAAAAATGATATAGAAACGCATAAGGCGGCTTATGTTGCCTCTTTGATGTTTACGACAGCCATGATGTCATCTATTTATCAATATTTGGCTACTAAAAAAGCACCTTCATCGGCACTTGACTTAGTAGCTCCGCAAAATGGCGGAGTGGATAATTTTGGAAACCCAACACGGTCAATGCTTCCAAGTTATATGGGCCAAATATTTTCAGCACACTACTACGGTTTAAATGAGGTAGCTAATAAATTCTCTCCCCTACTTACTGGGATAATTGAAAACATAGAAAACAAAGATTTTTATGGAGCAGAGATAAGAAGGTCAGACATGGAGCTTAGAGATATAAAAGGTGTAATTAAATATGCTGCACAACTTGGATGGGATGAGTTGAAATATGTTTTAAAAGATGTAATCCCTCTTTCCATAAAGAATTTACAACAACAACAAGTTTCGCCTATGGCTCAAAAGATAGCTGTCATGTTTGGGATTAAGTCGGCTATTACTCCTTTGAATAGGACAGCGGCAGAAAATGAACTGTTAGCCTTATATGGTGAGATGGCGCCACAAGCACCTAAAACACAAGACAAAATAGATACGAACGACTTACTTTATCAATTAAGGGGTCAATATCTTAATTCAGATGTACAGGGGAAAGAGAAGATCAGGGAACAAGCTATCCAAGCATTAAAAGACAAAACTATTTCTCCGATAGAATATAAAAGAATCATAGCCCCTATAAATGAAAATCCATTAGGTCAGTTATTAATGTCTTATAAGATTACAGGGGATCAGGCATATGAAAACTTTATCGGTTATCAGACAAAAGAGGAAAGATCAAAAACTTATCAGATAGTGATTAACAAACTAAAGAAAGAGTTCGTAAAATCATCTCTTGATAAAAGGAAGAATATAAATATATATTTAGGTAACATCTATAACATATTAAAAGATGAAGGTATCAAAACACAACAACAGGCTGCTAATTGAGTTTCCCACTAAAAAGGAGATGACATTGACGATGTTTCGTATGTCGGAGTTCTCGGAAGGAAAAGACGGCATCAAGGGAAAGCGATTTTCTTGTGATGAGTTCATAGACAAATACTCGGATGAAGAAGGAAATATTGATTACTTTGCTTTTTGGGATGGTTTTAATATTCCTAAGTCCGTTATCTCCAAGTTTCAATCTATCTTTCAATGCTCGGAAAGGGAAAGAAAGGTCATTAGAGCCATTAAAGACCTTCCAGAGGATGGATATGTCATTTGTATTATAGAAGGCGACAAAATGGCTCTAAGGCATGAGCTATGCCATACTAAGTGGTACGATGACAAGGAGTATCGCGAACATACGTTGTCTATAATTGAAAATATGCAAAAGTCACTCCGTAAAAAGTTAACTAAGTGTTTACTTGAAGCGGACTACATAGATGACGTGATAGACACGGAGATAGTAGCTTATCTAACAGCCTTTAATGACGAAGACATGAAAGATATATTCCCGAACATTGACTATAGGGAAATCGAACCTTTTGTAGAACTATTAAACAACCTATATAATGGAAAACCTTAAAACAAAATCTGCTCTATTTTATGACAATGGCAACTGGGTATCTATGGCGCAAAGACTTGCTAAGGACTTCGGACAAGTCCAGTACTTTAATACGTGGAAAGATGCTTTCCCTCAAGTTAAAAGAGTCGCAGTAGGTGAAGGAGTGCCCGGAATCAAGAAGGTGTATAACTTTTTTGATGCTCTTAAGGAGAATGACATAATCATCTTTCCGGATATATTAGATGGTGATCTTCAGGAACATTTAAGGGGATTAGGTTATCCTGTATGGGGTAGCGGAAAAGGCGAACAGATGGAGCTCGACAGAGTAGGTATGTTGGAATGGATGAAAAGCGAAAAACTCAACGTGCCGGATTATGAAGTAGTCGAGGGAACGGATGCTTTAAGAAAATACATTAAAGAGAATGAGAACATCTGGGTAAAACCCGTTTTTAGAGGTGACTTTGAAACTTTTAATGCTAAAAACTACCGATATATTGAAACGTATCTTGATGAATTGGAGACTATATTGGGAGTTCTAAAACAACACTCTATTTTCTTATGTCAGCACGCTTTAGATGACTGTGTAGAGATAGGATATGATGGGTATACGGTAAACGGAAAGTTCCCGACTAAAACCATGTTCGGGATAGAGGTTAAAGATATGGGTTATGTAGGGGTAGCCAAAGACTATAAGGATTTACCTCAACCATTAATTGACTTCAATAAAAAGATCAGTCCTATGATGGAGTCCTTTAATTATCGAGGGGATTACTCCAATGAGATGCGTATTCAAAGAGACGGTAAATGGTTTATGACAGATATGACTTGTAGAAAGCCTTCTCCTCCTGGTGAGCTATTTCAAAAGATGGTCACCAACTATTCTCAAATTATTTGGGAGGGTGCACATGGGAATCTTATCGACCCTATCATGGAGGATAATTATGGAGTAGAGGTTATTATGAAAAGTTCATGGGAAGGACAGCATCAGATACCTGTACAATTTAATGAAAAATATGCAGAAAATATACAAGTTAAATCTTGCACTTTTTTGAATAACCAATATACTTACCTTCCACAAGTTATCGAATTGGAAGAGATAGGCTCTATTGTAGCCACTGGAAAGACATTAGAGGAAGCTATCAATAACTTGGAAGAGATAAGCGATGAGATGCGATCCTACAGTGTCACAATACCATTAGGGAGCATTGATAAAGCCAAAGAAGAGATTGATAAGTTAACCGAGTTTGGATATGATGTGTTTTAGGGGTGGTGAAATTAGAAATAAAGGCAACAAAAAACCCGATAAACACAAGGCTTATCGGGGTGGTGAAATAGGGTGGTGAAATATAATATGTTTTGATGTAGCTTCTATTGATAGGATATTTATTTGACCAGTCAAATATAAATTGATAAAACTACCAGAGGACAAATTGAAATTACCGACATAATAATAACCTTCTCTATGTATCATTTTTATGTGATATATTTTACCTTAGCGGCAATAATTTCAAAATCGGGTTAGTCAACCTCTGATATTTCAGATATTGCTTTCTCATCTCCATGCGTTCTGAAAAAGTTATAGATTGCTCACCTGTACGATAAAGAGGTGTACGATAAAACTCCCATTTCTTTGATATTTCATACTGACCCATGTTTTTAGGAATGATTTTAAGGTGCTTCATCTTTGCAATGTCCAGGTGAGTGACACACATGACATAATCCTCTCTCCCGCCTTTGAGTCTTGGAGGTTTAGGAATCACGTAGTATCTTTTATTGTTGATCTTACAAAGAAGGTCGGCCTTTTTTATTGCCATGTTAAGTCGGATGTTCACTATTTTTAAAGTGAACATCTCCCTTATCCAGTAGGATATTTCTATCCTTAATCGTTGAAATTCGGTCATCCATTTTTCTTTTTACCGGCAGCAGCCATCGACGCCATCGCTTTCTTTCCGTACTTTTTACGTCCAGCACTTGCCATGATTGCGCCGGCAGACTTCTTTGATAATCCTTCTTTTTCTATTTTCTTTTCTCCTTGTTTGAAGCGTTCTCCGCTTCCTAACTTTGCTTGTTTCATAGTTGTGAATTATTAATTGATTTGTAAAGTGAACTTACTTCATCTCGTGCCTTAGTAGCCATTTCTTTAGTTTTATGGTAGTTACCATAATCATAAAAAGTATTATCTGCTGCATCCTCGCGTTCAGTAGTAAATTCAATATCGCCTGTGCCTTGCACTATCCAATATTTTTCTCCCTGTTTCGCTCTCCATCTCAATTTTTCAATTTTCTTTTTTTCGGCGTTCCAGCGTACCCCCTTTCCTTTCAAAGCATCGAAAAATGTAAATGTTTCTTTTTGATTTGCTAAACGTGTAGGGGACGACCATCCTCTTTCATCTATGAATACGTGTCCATCGGAGTCGATTCCAGCATAAATAGTGGAACCATATTCTGTTTGTGATTTGAAGATAGATGTACTCTTTTTTTTATCATTATAAACAACGTCCCCGTCTTTCGGAATGAACATTTTCCCTTCTTCTTTTTTACGCAATTCTTCATTTCGCCTACATGATTCACGCACTTGCTGAACATGAAGTTTAGCCCATATTTTCCCTTCTTCATTTGTCAGTCGTCTTATTTCTTGATGGATTTCCTCGTATTGATCATTTAAAGACATTTCATCAAAATTATCTTTCCCCCACGTCACTATAAGGGGGTCTTCTTGTTTTGCTATGTCTGTTAATGTTTTTCCCACGACATCATTATTGGTAAGGGAATAATTCAATTGTTGTAATTCATACACTCTTTTTCTTATTTTCTCCAAAGCATCAGAAGAAGAATGAAACTCAATGCAAAGTTCCTGTCCTTTGTCTGAAATCTCTTTCGTTAATTCTTTGAATAGAGATTCAATCCTTTTTAACTCGTTGTATCTTTTTTCAGATAAAACAATTCCTATTTCGTCACTCATGATTTTTGTTTTATGAATTTAGCTACTAATATATCTCCTTCGTATGCTTCGTTTAGTCTTATAGTCAGACAACTTTCATAGTTGTCAATGAATAAATCCCATTTTATCTTATCGGTGTAAATCATGGATATTGGGTTTGTTTTAGACTGCAATTATACGTATAAATATCCATTTATGCAAGATATTATAAATATTTACATTAAAATGAAGCCAATCCAGTGACTTTATTTGTATAAACGGGTTTGTCGACAATGAATTCAGGACGTGGTAGGTATTTCAAGTTAGTGCATACGTAAATACCTATGCCGTTACTCATCAAAAGGTCATCATGGAACCCATCGACGGCTCCTAATGATCCATTTTCCTTAACTTCATAGGTATCTAATTCGTCGCATACCTCTTTGTCTTTCTCTAAATATCCATCTGTGGCCAAAACAATGTCGTAGGTATCCATTACTAAAGGTTTCGTATGGGAATTTATATGTAACCCCCACTTATGAGGTACACCATCCCTAATAACCTCTGATGAGTTTCTACAATATAAGTTACGATATGCACCTCCAAGTTCATCTAAGATATATTCCAAGTGATCACCTTCTGTTTTATTCGTTTCAAATGTATTTGACTCAAAGACAAGTAATGCCTCATCGTAAAACATAGCTATCTGTGCTCCCATCCATGCTAAATTTGCATGTTCTATATGACCTCTCCAACGCGCTATCTTTTCGAGTCTCCCCCCAATGTCTGTCATTAAATATCTATCGTGAACCGTGATAACTGACCAGTCTGCCGCACTTGAATTACCTCCAATGTCCACACTGACTACATATCTGTATCTCATCGGCTGTCCATCTGGCAATCTCCATACTAATAGCTTATTATCATTATTCTTTGAAAATTCTTCTTCGGTAAACTTCAAATCTACCAAAGAGTCCCTTCCTCGTTTATCTTTTCCGTAAATATTGCCTATCTTAACAGGATCGACACATCCTTCTCTCAATTTAGCAACATGTATAGCATTGAATTTCCTTCGTCCGGACGTCTGAAAAGCTTCGTTAGCCATAGATGGATTTTCCTGCTTCATAATCCACGACTCAGGATATTTTTTGCTCTCTAAGCGATACCAAGCAATCTGTTCTAATGTAGCTCCGTTGTCCCATAGGATATTTTTTTCATATTCATCCAGTGAGTTTATAAGTTTTGAATGCCCTTCGTTTTCGTTTTTTATCTGGTAGTTTTCGGCTTCCCAATACTTAGCCATCGAAACTTGATAATTATGAGCGAACATCCATGGGACGAAAATAGGCGTAAAGGAACTCTTTCCACTTATAGCCCGTCCCCATTCTTTAGAAAAGAAATTGATCCCGTTAGCTGTGGACTCATAGACTATGATTGTATCTGGGATAGATGGGATACGACTCCCCAAAGTAGCTACTAATTGCTCTGGTGTTTTCCCTTTGGTTTTTTTCCATGATCCAACCTCTGAACAGTGCAACATGGAGGCAGAAATAGACTTTACTCCATCGGGGCGTTCTGCACTTCCTATCGTGATCCTACATTGACGTTGATTGATTATAGAGGTCTTAGTAGAACGATTATAAGGAGACAGCTTTAGAAACTCCTCTTTAGTCTCTCCTACCAAGTAAGCTGGAAAAGAGGAAAGGACGGTATTGTACATCCCCTTGATATTTATTGAAGCATTTTCGACGTGTGCACAAATCACAGAGTTCCAATTCTTGTGAATAAAGAGTTGTATCCATGCCATGTATAGTTGAAAAAACGTAGAGCCACCTCCTCCTTGACTGAACTTTAAGACTATCGCTCTGATAGGTAGTCCTTTTAATCTCTTTGTCTCAAACTCCTTTAGAAATAGTTTTTGGGTATAATTTAGAAGGAATGGTATTTCTTCGTCGCTATTCTTATCCTTGATCTTAAAATGAAGAAATGCCACATACTCAAAATCTGTCTTGTGGCGTAAAATATCAACCTCTTTTCTTAAATAATCTATCTCTAATTCTGGATGACACCCTTTCATCTCTAAGTACTTTCTCGCATCTCCCACCTCTGCAAGTTCCTTAAAGATGGGATTGATAAACATCTCATTGGGAGCCCAAAAATCCACTAAACTGAGTCCTTCTATGTGTACATGAGTTCGGGGAATAGAGAAGCAGTTCTCGCCCGTGATCGGGTTGAAATTCTCTTCGTCTTTCCGTTTCTTATTACGGATACGGTTTTCTTCAACTATAGTATGGATTCTCCAATCAGTCATTCAAGGTTATCATAATCATATTTTTGTTCTCTGAATCTGCATATTTAGCACATTGTGGATCATAAATGAGTCGAATAATCCTTTTCATATCTTCTTCAGCTTCCTCTTTTGTTTTGAAGGTATCACATACAATATAGCCACCATGATTTTATACGATGTTTACCCCAAATACCTCATCACCATTATCTTTTTTATGACCATATACGTCGATCAAATCAATACTATTCCTGTTAATCAAAATCGTTCTCATAGTTGTAATTTTTAATCGTTCCATTTATAAATTATCCAAAACACAAAACCCCAGAAGAAACATCCCAAATGAAGCATTGGATTAACGGGAATAAAGAACCCACCGTAAAGCCCCAATAGAATAAAGAATAAGAATGGTACTACAAACTTATTGCCAGCATTAAGTAGATAACAAAGCATCATTCCTGTAAGTGCATAATCAATCCCAGAAGCCCCAATAGTGGGCAAGACTTTAGCTGAAAGAATGGCGGAACCGGTAGCTATAATCACCGAAGCTAAAAGTATGGCGTATGTGTTCCCGACCTTACTAAGAAAGTGAAACAACATATAGAAGCTAAAAGCGTCTACGGCCAAATGAAAAATGTTCTCGTGAAAAAACGAGTAGGTGAAATATGCGTACCAGTTTCCGCCAATCTTAAAACCAACTACATCCAACGGGATTTTGATAAAAAAACAACCTAACAAAATCAATATAAAAACGAATGGGAGTATCTTTTTCATAGTATCTTACGATTTTGAATATATGACAGCTCTACATAAAAACACGGTGCTTCAGAGTAGATTATCTCATCAATGATCTCGTAAATACTTCTTTTGGGAGTCTCCTTTATTTTAATCTCGAAGCGTCTTAATATCTCCTCATACATAGCTCTTTTGTTTTTTGATTTAAGGGCTATCTCAAATCCCCTATGTGCCATTACGATGATCTTTTTACACTCTATGTCATCAACATAGAATCTTTTAGCCGGACTATTTATCGTCATGGTAATTAGACCTGACTTGGACATGTATTTAGACGTCTCACCCAATGAAGCAACGGTTTTTTTATACGCCTCCCTTATATCTTTTTTCCTTTCATTGGTTAAGTCACGTGTCCTTTCCCAATGAACACTTTTGTTGAGTTTAATTTGGTAGTCAATACTATTCATACTCTTTGTCTTCATTGGTAAAAAATTCGTTTAGCTCTTCTATTTCATAGATTAGCTCATTGATAACACCATAAGGATCGTAGTGATGAACTAAAAGATTAGCTACTTTCGTAAATAGCAGTGATCTCTTTCTCTCCTTAGTGGCTTTTAGCTTTTTGTAAACATGGTAGGTTCTGGCTAATGTCTCCACGATGCTCATTTTCTCATTATGCAAAAAGACTAAGTCGTCGATATTAAAATCTTCGATTAGTCTCATCCCCCAGCCTACAACGAGGCTGTCCTGTTCATTTATGGTATTCTTTAAGAAGAACGATTTGAAGTGTCGTTCAATCTGATCTTTGGTTATTATCATGCTTTACATTTTATTTCTCCTTATAAATTTAATATCTAAATCAACTCCCAATATTGCAAAATTTAAGTTTTGAAGCTGTTGTATTTTTCTCTCATCTCGTTTTGAAAATCGCGTAAACTTTTCATTGACTCGACTCCCATCACATATGTTTGTGTTTGTGAGTCGAAAATTCCCGGAAGTAATAGCATTGAGTTTTTAATTCTCTCATACTCTGTCATCCTTTGCCAAATCTCTATTGGCAGATGAAGATTATGATATGGCTCTCTTTTCTTTCCAGTCATTCGTATCTCTGTCATAAGGCTTCAAATTCTTTTTCGAGTTCGGTTCTGGATATTAATAACCCTTCAAGGGTCTTTTGATAAAAAGGAAGTGCATCTCTTACTTTGATATATGCTGTAACCATTTTTTCAGGTGTCATTTTTTTCATACTTTCTATTTCCTGTGTATATCCAATAATCATGGCATCAATGTCATCTATTTTGTTTTTGAGTGCCAATCCTTTTTCAAAGAATGTCTTTTCCATAGTGTTGTATTTATAACCGTAAAATTTACAGCAACAAATATACTAATATTTTGCATAAATCGTGTATATATACATGATATATTTTCGTATTAAAAGCATAAATAATTAAGCACCAAATAATTACTTCGTAGAATCAACTTATATTTATATTTCATTAATACATATTTGTGAATAAATCAGGACTGATCAACCGCAAAAATCGGGATATATTTCAGAAATTTGCACTTTCAAAACGCATAATTATACGAAATGGATCCAAATCAAGACGTAAATCAAGATCAGGGCGAAGATCAAAGCCAAGATCAACCCCAAGATCAGGGTCAGATGTCCCCACGGGATCGTCTGCGCCAAAAAATGCAAGCCATAAACCCACAAAAGGATTATGGAAGTGGTGATGATGACATTAATGACATGCTGGACTTACACGACAAACATGAAGCCGCCGCTAATAAATTAGCTGAAGGAATCAAGAAATATCCCGCTATGGCCGGCGTGTTTGGCAGCATGGCCGAAGGAAAGCATCCTTTACACGCTATCGTTTCGGGTTTTGGAAAAGATGTTATGGACATGGATCCAGAATCTGAAGAGTTCGCGAACATAGTAAAGTCACAAGATGAGTACTCACGTAAACAGGAGGACTTAGGAAAGTCAGACAAAGAGTTTCATAAAAACATGGAAGAATCCGGTAAGGTTTTCCAAGAGTTTGCGGAAAGTAAACAAATGGACGACAAAGCCTTTTCTGATTGGTTCCAAAAGTTCTATGAATATTTCGGTGTTCCAATCTTATCCGGCGCTTATAATCTCGAAGTCCTTCAAAAAGCCGACGACGCCATGAATCACGATGACCATGTGGCACAGGCTCAACAAGACGGAATTCAAGCTGGAGTCGTAGCAACAAAGAATGCTAAGATTATAGCAAAAAACAAAGACATGGGTGGTGATAATATTCCATCATTACATGGTTCACCGGCTCCTTCCATTAAACAACCCGAAGCCGAAGGGAAAGGTGATATATGGGATAAATGGGGAAACAGCGGAGTAATGGGAAAGAGTAAAAAAAGAAAGAATTAAACCTAATAATAAATCAATGAAAAAACTATTTAAAGACTATTTTACTAAGGGGAATATTGCTATAATGACCCTTATGATTGTTTGCGCCATCTTTGGTGTGATGGACGGGAGTGCGCTTGCCGCCACTGCCACTGCCACTGATTTTCAAGGATCGACGATGCCTGGCATTCCTGATGAAGTGCCTAATAACACCACAGGATTAGATGCTGGCCTTCAATCGCCCGGAAATACCCTTACCGATGAGCTTGTGCGTAATGAGTCAGATCAAATTTTGTTGAGTGCCTATGATAAGGTAATCACGCAGTTTCGACCTTATCTGAATCCTCTGGATACTCTTTTGCGTTATGTAGAACAAAGACCATGGGACGGTGATCCATCATTAGAAATCAAATGGGGGGCTAATGACGTAAAAGCCGTTTCTACTTATCTATCAAGTGCTTATGTACAAAACACAGCTTTGGCTGCCGCTGACATAGTTGTTGCAAATGCTCAACTTTTTGCCACTTCGCAGACAATCAAAGTTATTGGAGGAGTAAATGAGGTGGATACCTTAACTGTTAGCGGAGCCGCTACTGTTGCCGGACAAGTACTCATTACGCTTAACGGTGTAGAGCAAGCCGTAAGTGTATTAGCTACAAGTACCGCTATTAATATCGCTGACTTGATAAGAGCTACCGCATTCACTAACTATACGACTGGTGGGCCTATCGGGACTACCTCTGTAACGTTTACCGCTACTCAACCCGGCGTTACCTCCGCTCCTACTTTCGCAGCAAACGGAACCGGCGCGGCTGCTTCTTTCGCGGTTAAAACTGCCGGAAGCACTGTTATTGGTTATCTTGCTGACGGAGCAACTGCCGACACACGACCTTTGACGCTTTATGTACAAGCAAGAAATTACGGGACTAATACATTAACGGTGGTGGCTATTAACGGCCCGAAAACATTGTCTACCGATGTTTCTACTTATGTTCCTTCATTGCCTGCCGGAGTCTCATTATATCGTTTAGGCCGTGCTGCTGCTGAACTTGATATTACGACTGATGCTTACAATGCTATTCCTACTTTCGTGGGTAATTACATGCAATCGTTCAAATCTCAGGTAACGGTAAGTAACTGGTTTAAGAAATCAAAGAAAAACGTCAAATGGGATAAGGTAGATATTGAAGATGCTGCTAAATTCGAGTACAAACGTGAGATTGAGGCAAGTTCTATCTATGGCGTCAAAGGAAATACCCGTGACACCGTGAAGAATGCTGACGTCTTAACGTGTAATGGTATCTCGAGTTATATCACACAGGTTTTTGAATATCAGATTCAGAATGTATCTAAAGTTGGTGGATGGGATAAAAATGACCTTATCCTATTCCATGAACAGCTATTTAGTGAGAATGTAGGTTCGAATAAACGTATCGTATTTGCTGGCAAATCGTTACTGTCAAGTATCTCTATGATTGACTACACTCAATTTAAGGACTTGGAACGTGATACTAAGGTGATGTTTGGAATAGAGTGGGATACCATTAAGACTATTTTTGGTACTACTTACTGGGTGCACATGCCTTTAATGGATGAGATGGGCGAAGCTACCGAAGGGTACGCTATTGATCCTCAATACTTGTATAAGTACTCATTTGAGCAACAAAACGTGAAGAATCTTGACCTCGTAACTTCTGGTATTGCAAATGCTGATGCAAGTGTTACTACTGAAGTAATGTGTCCGGCTTTGGCTTATCCAAAATGCCATATGAAGATTCATCTCAATCCAATAGTACTTAATACTTAAAAGCCCAATAAAGGGAGGGTAAAACCTCCCTTTATTTTTATAATATGAAAATATACCAAAGTGCGCTTTTGAACTGCTCTATTATGTGTCAACATAAAGGGCAGGATTATAGGATAAGTTTCCAACATGGCTCTTTAATGGGAGGTAGGACGTTTGGAGGTGTCTATCTGACTAATGACGTTAATGAACAAAAAGCCATAGAGTCACATAGGGACTTTTTAGAAGGAAAGATAAAAATACATTTTCAAGACCCCGAACCTATAGAGGAGCCTAAGAAAGAAGAACAGAAACCGGCAGAGATATTCAAAGGTATAAAAAATGGACAGAGTGCTTTGATAAAACTCAAAGAACTTGGTTACACCGAAGAAGAAACGGGTTATACTCCGGCAGAGATAGCCGCCTTCTCTAAATCTAAAGGATTTTACTTTCCAGACTGGCTAACATTTACAAAATGACCATTTCAGACTTGATAAGGCGTGTAAAAATCAAAATGGATGAACTTACGCCTTTTGGCGAAGGATTATCTATTACCGATCCCTCTACAGGTGCTTCTATTCCCGTTACATCTGGATTAGTCTTATTGAGACCTGAACTTTACGAGAAACCCATTGAGACATACATTAAAGAGTCTATCTATGATGGCTATTATGCTTTAGTAGCTATTGCCCCTTATCATATTACGCCGGTTAAATCATTAACCGGAACCGTTGTGTTGAATGCTGATAGAAGTGGCACTTTTACGTTGCCTTCTGACTTTTATAAGCTAAAGGATTTTAAGTTAGTCGAGTGGGAGAGACCCGTAACGGTTACTATAGACGAGAATGACCCTCATTATAAGGATCAATTCAATATTTACACAAGAGGGAATATCTCTAAACCTATATGCGTGCGAAATAGCGACAATCTAACGATGAGTCTGTTTTCTATTTCGTATCCTATCATTACGATGACATTTCAGAAAGGTTCTTATGTCCCTGATCTTGTCTTATCAGTTACCGCAGGCGGCCAGATAGACCCTAACGGGATGATAACGTTAGATGAGGATTTCCTAAGACCTTTAATTTGGATGATAGCCTCAATAGTGTATGATATTTATGAGGCTACGGATTTAGCTAAGATAGCTTTAACCCATGTAGCAGAATTACTATGAAAATAAATAAACTCCTTACCCGTTCGGCTCTTGGGATACCTTCTGATACAGAGATAGACGTCTTCGACAGCGTCGAGTCAAAGAGTGATTCAGAGATACTTCTTTCATGCAAATACGCATGGGAGAAATTAGAACCGTTTAGGGAGAGAAGAAGACGTAACTATAGATACCTATTTGGAAAGCATTGGGATGACATGGTTGAGGACGTGAACGGTAGTTTAATAAAAGAGGAAGAACTTATAAAAAGACGCGGAAGGGTTCCATTAGTCCATAATCTGATAAGACAGATATTAAAAACCGTTGTAGGTCAGTATCGGTCGAACAAAACACAAGCCATAGTCTCGGTAAGAGATACAGATGAAGTGAAACTTGGAGAGATGATGAGTATCGCTCTACAGTACGTTAATCAGGTAAATCAGAAAGAACAATTAGATGCAGATGCTCTTTTGGAGATGTGTACCTCTGGAGTGTGTTTTCAATCGGCAAAATATGAGCTTTTGCCTATGAGAGGGACTCCGGATGGATTTGTTGAGAACCTTAACACCGCAAGGATGTTCTGGTCTTCTAATCTGGAAGACCCAAGAGGATGGGACTTAAAGATGATAGGGCAGATTCACGATTTAAGAATATCCGATGTAGTGGCCGCTTTCTCAAAAGGAAGCAGAAAGAAAGCTATTGAGATAAGAAAGACATACTCGGAAAGTGGAGCCGGCATCTTCCATTATTCACAACATGATAAGTTTGAATTTTTAGTTCCCGCTAATCCAAAAATATGTAGAGTAATAGAAGTATGGAGAGAGGAAACTAAAGAGATGTTTCAATGTCACGACCTATTAGAAGGAAAATTATATTGGGTTAACCCTGAAGATATTAAAAAGATAGACATACAAAATGCAGAAAGGATACTCGAATATCAAAAGATTGGAGTAGGAAAAGAGGATGCGTTACTTATAAATTACAAATGGGGTATCCATAAATTCTGGTATTATAGATTTCTCACTCCGTGGGGAAATATCCTTGACGAAGGAGAGACTCCTTATTGGCATAATTCACACCCATTTACATATAGATATTACAATCTGTATGATGGCATGCCTCATCCTTTTGTAGAGGATATGATTGATCAGAATAGAATGATTAACAGGATGCTCACGCAGTGGGATTATATTCAGTCCACGAGCGCAAAGAATCCGGTATTTTATGACTTACAAGCCTTAAAGGGGACTACGCCAGAACAACTAAAAGAAGACTATCAAACGCCAGGCGCAATGATAGGATTCGATGTGCCGGCCACAAAGAAACTAAGTGATATGTTCGTGTCCGAGAAAGGGACACCACCTAACGTAGGGACGTTCGACATGATTAGCCTTATGTCTCAATTCATGGATACTATCTCTGGTGTTCATGGAGCTATGAGGGGAGAGAAGCCCGCTTCCGGTACTGCGGCTTCTTTATTTGCCCAACAGACACAACAGTCAGCCGTTAATCTGGTTGATCTATTCGAGTCTTTTCAGCTTTTTAGAGTTGATGGGGATACTAAGATGATGAAAGTCATCCAACAATATTACGATAAGAAAAAAATCATACGCGTTGCCGGTGAAAACTATTCAAAAGAAGCAAGCTATTACGATCCAGATAGAGTAAGGGATGCAGAGTTTGACCTTATAATCAGTGAAAGCACTTCCACGACAAGCTATAGGGGCATTATGGATAACTTCTTGTTAGAACTGTTTAAGGAGAAAGCCATAGATATAAAGATGATGCTTTCAAATGTGACATTCCCATTTGCGGAAAAACTATTACAATCCATAGAGTCAGAAGAACAGCAGCAAGCACAGCAGCAAATAGGACAGGGGCAAAGTGGGGGAATAGGTGGGGTAAATGGGGGGAATGCTTCACAACAGCCACCCCAACAAGGGCAATTACCCCAATATTCTCCACAGCCATCCCAACAAGGGCAGTAAGTATGTAACTAAAAAGTAGTCGCACATAGGTCCGGGATGGTCGGGAATGGTCGGGAATATTATTAGTCAATAATTTAGATAGATGGAACAAAAGGATAACATAATACAACTTGGAAGCATGAACTTAGCCGCTTCTTCTGCTATCGTCAACGACGGAGGGATGGAGGAGATAATGAATTTACGGCATAAGAACGGTTCATTGCGTCCGATAGGTACTATTCCCAATGCTCTTTTTGAATCTAATTTGGCCGGCTCATTCGTTGTTGGAGTATCTTATTTAATCCTATCAATAGGAACGACTGATTTTACTCTTATTGGAGCTGCTTCTAATACTATCGGATTGACTTTTGTAGCTACAGGAGTAGGATCGGGCACTGGCACGGCTGGAATACCTTCCCAATACATGAATGGTGTCTCTAACCCCTATATTCACTCTAATAACGACTATGAGCATTGGTTGGGAGTAGTTAATGGCAATATAACATGGTTTGCATCAAACATAAATGGGGTGATTACTATGTTAGCCGCACCTATTGTTTTGCTTGCATGTACTAATCCAAAGATTTCATCTATTAAAAATATCGTCTCTGTGGCTTGGGTCGATACCGAAGTACATAGAATGTTTTTATTTTGGGACACGCCAGACGGCTCTACGTCGCCTTCTTATCAGGTTCTTGATCCATCGTTTTTGAATCCTGCATTTAATTTTTACTTATACGCTTTGATAGAGGATATAGCAGAATATAATGGAACTGAATATCCTTATCAAGTAGCTATTTCATCCCCTGTGATAACGACAGGTGTCTATACTCCCGCAGGAACAAGTCAGCCATTATCCTATGACGATAATAATTTAGTATGGGAGGCTATACAAGGTGCAATAAATAAGGGAGTATATCAACTTAATCAAACTGGAAAAATCAGTGGATTTGTGCTTATAAGGTATGCTATTCAATTATTTGACGGAACATATATTAAGCATTCGCCAGTAATGTTGGTTAATACACAAAACAACCAAATGCAGAATTCGTTAAGAACGAATGGGTATTTCCCTTATACAGCTCCTGGAATGATTTATACAGCATCAAACGATGGGGGTAATTATTTTACCATTTTCTCGCTAACAACTGGATATGATTTAATGATGGTTAATCAAAGTACGATACCAAGTAATTGGGAAGATTTGATACTTAGCGTTGACATTTTCATGTCGAGTCCTATCCAAGTTGAAGATTATCTTAATGAGACTGGAGTAATAATTCAAACTCCACCTACACAGACTGGCTATTCACCTACATTTCAAAATCCAATAGTTTATACTGATAAGCAGTTACATGATAAAGTAATAAACAACGCTTCTTTCTTTTTGATAAAATCTATTCCGATTAAAGATTTAATCGGAATTACGCCTACTATTGAACCTACACCTCAAAAAATAGACTTGACTGAAATTTTGCCAATCTTAGAGACTCAACAAGTGATGGTTGACGATAATTCTTCTTATATTAATCTTTATGGAAATGCAGTTTATTCTTACAATCAGGAAGAGCATTTGGCTAATATAATTTCTGACTACTTTAAGGGGTATCCTTTGATGTATTATCAATTATTAGTCAATAGCTATTTTAGAACAATCCCTATTAACGCTGGTAGTTTCTTAAATGGCAATACTTATACCGTTACCACAACTGGGACTACAGACTTTACATTAATCGGAGGCGTTAATACAGTTGGTACAACTTTTACTGCTATTGGTGCTGGTGCTGGAACCGGTACGGCTACGCCCGTTAATCAGGTAACAGAGTTAGCCTCTCGAAGCGCTATAGCGGCTCTTACTATAGCTGTTTATATTAAAAATGAGAATATAGTTCAAACTATCGTTCAATCTTTAACTCCCGACTATGGAAGCACTATATACGATGTCTTAAGTATTTTTTTTAGCGGATTATTCACCTATCCTGACAGTAGAGCATTTCAAGCTACTATAATCTTACAAATAGGGCCTTTTTATTACTCTTTAACTGATGGGGTACATGATTATCTACCATTAGAGCCACATACATACCTTAACTTGGCTTGTTATGTAAACCCGGGATTGAAGCCTATTCAAGCGATACCTATTTCAGCTCCGACTATTCCTACTTTGAGTAATCTAATTGAGTATAGATTGAACGTGTTGAAAGTTTCCTCTGTGGATAACCCTATAGTATTTCCTGATTCCTCTACTTACCAAATTGGCGGTGGAACACTGGTAGGACTTAGATCAAACGGTAATCCAATCTCTTTAGGCCAGTTTGGTCAATATCCTCTTATCGTTTATGCCACAGATGGACGATGGGCATTAGAGCAAGGAAGCGGGGATGTTGTTTATGCTTCGATACGTCCTCTTTCGAGGGATGTATGCGTTGATCCCGCTTCTATTACCTCTATCGACCAAGCAATAATCTTTGTTTCGGCTTCGGGATTGATGATTGACACAGGCCAGAACGTACAAGACATAGCAGCTCCGTTAAACGGTACTCCTTTGGCGATAGTTTCAGGATTAGATCAGTTGGACATCTTAAAACAGGCAATGTCGAATGATCAACTTGTACAATTGACTAATTCTATCTCTCAATTGAACTTTATGGACTATCTTAAAGGCTCGTTAATAGCCTTTATCTACCGTGAAGATAGAGAACTGATAATTTCTAACCCACTATATGCTTACTCGTATATTTTTAACTTCGACACAAAAACCTATTATAAGACAGACTACCAAGTCAAATATTTCGTCAATGACTATCCGAATACGTATGCTTTACTCAAAGATGTTACTGGTATCACTCAAAATTTCTATCTATATTCCCTTTCTGGTGAGTTAAGAAGCGGAAATAGGCAGACGATGCTTTTAACAAGACCTATAAAAGTCTATGGAGAACAGTTTAAAGAGTCCACAAGGGCTGTTTTACGCTCTATGATAACTCCAATAGGTAAGAGTGTAGGGTTTTATGTATTTGGAAGTGAAGATGGTTTAATGTGGCGTTTCTTAGGGGGTTCAGAGACTAACGGAGTAGTTGGATTAATACCCGTTGGAGTATGGATAAACTATGTATGTGAAGTTCTAACGTATAATTGGATAAACTATGTATGTGAAGTTCTAACGTATAATTGGATAAACTATGTATGTGAAGTTCTAACGTATAATTGGATAAACTATGTATGTGAACAAGTCTATCAAGCATCTTACATTCTATATATGGGGCAAAGTAACCCTACGGTGACAACTAATGGAACGGATGCTTTGGCGGCTTATTCGGTTTCGAGGGGTTATTATACGACTACCGTAGGTGGACCGGCTGCAATAGGGGATGTTTTGTACAACGATGCGGGGTTTACAAACCCAGTGAGTAACAACTTTGGAATCACTTACTTTTTAGCAGTGACAGTTAACGGGATAGGAACGCCATTCTGGATAGAAATAGCCCCGACCGGAACAATAATAAACAAAGGATCATCTTAAAATTAAAATTATGGTATACGTAAATAATGGCTACGAAAGAGCAACCGTGTTAATGGTAGGGACTACGGCATATTCTGTCCTACCGGGTGGGACGTGGAACGGAAACGTTTACGCGGCAATGACAAGCACATATTTAGCTGAACTCGCAGAGGCTACTTATGCAACGATGATGAGAGACTTTTGTATTTGGGTCATGTCTCTTAATCCGGGACTTACATTAAGTACATCAGACACGCTCGGAACGGAAGGCGAAAACTTTAGGTCAACGAATACAACTTTGTGTCCAATATGAACACCGTAACGACAAATGGCTTAGTCATCGCTCCTATTCCTAACATAGGGGCGGTGATTGAACGTACAAGCGTAAAGTTTATACGCATTGCCTTCGTCGGAGATATAGATTACGAGTCGAATTTAGATTATATCGAATTGGTTAGTAAACCAAAGAATAATAATAAGATACGATAATGGAAGAATTCAGGCATCATCACAGGGAGATTTATTTTGACCTTACATTTAAGTATTTAGACATACTTGAAGAGGTTAAAAAAGTCAGTTCATACATGGCAAAGAGTCGTGTAGATAAAGATGGTAAAAACCTTTTAGATTTAGCCAATGTGACCACAGGGGATAATGTCTTGATACGATCTTTCATTAAGAAGTCAGAGAGCGACATCTTTGACGGCATAGCGGGTTATATGAAGTCAGATGAAGAATATGTCTATTTTGATGGATACAGGGAGAATCTAAACCCACATGAGAACGTACCTATTGTATTCCATTTTGCAGTACCAGAGAGTTTTAATTTCTATAATAAGAAATACATCTATCAGCTTATTATTTGGGCTTTCGTAGATTCTATTATCAGTCAGTGGTTATTGATTGTCTATCCTCAAGAGGCTGCGATCTATCAAAATAAATTCAATACAGGAATGTCAGAGATTATAGGAAAACTTAATACAAGAACCAATGTCATTATACGACGACCATCATGGCTGTGATCATGATTATTTCATCCCCTTTGTAGGACAATGGGATTTCCCGCCCGTAGTGAGTGGGAATGATACTATGTCGCCATTTGTTATGACGATAAACGAGTACGATCCGATTACCATGTTGACCACTCCGTTAAACTTGGTAGGGGCAACGGTCACTATTCAGTTTAAGTTGGATGCTTGGTCTCCCATGGCTTTACAGATAAGCACTGCGAATGCTATCGCAATCACAGACGGAGTTAATGGAGTATTAACTATAAATCAGTTTTTGGTTAACATACCAGAAGGACTATATAATTACGATTGTCTGATACTTACCTCTGATGGTATGAAAAGAACCTATTACAGAGGCATTATGAACGTTGAACAACCTATAACGACATGAGTGTAGTTGCCGAAATAAAACCCGTAACGATCACTGTAGCATATACCGTGAAACCCATTACTATCACCGTTCAGGGAGGAAATAACGGAGGTGGCGGTGGTGGTGGGTATTCCAATATCTTTTACAGGGATTTATCTATTTCATCTACGACTATAGCGATACCCGCCGGCACTTGGATAGACAAAATTACTTTCAGGGTAAAAGGAATCTCTACGGTGAATATCTCGGATACTAAAAATGGTAATAAATTTGGTTCTATGACAAATGGTTCTCCTATTGACTGGGGGACAGATTATCAAATAGCAGACACATTAATAATTAACGTCGTAGGCGATCCCATCGACATAGAAATAACAAAATATTCAATATGAAAAAGATTCTTTTAGGGTTAGTATTAGTAGCGTCTATATTTGGATTATCGGAAGACTTCGCTCACAGAACGGCTGGAGACAGTCAATTTGTCGGTAAGGTAGTTGTGACAGACTCAATTCAGAGTCCTCTTTACAAACAAGGCATGGATACCTTAGCTACAAAGGCATTTTCACGGCTTCATAAATTATCGAATGATTCCGTAGCGCCTTCTGGTTATTTCACTAACTATAAAGCACTTTCAAAAGTCAACAAAAGCGATACAACGGTTTATCTTGAGACTAAGCATCAAGCGTATACGACTTATCAACCTTTAGGGAGTTATCAACCAAGCGGGACGTATTTAGTTCCTTCGGACTCAACTCATATTAGGAGCTACTCTAATGCAATCTACAAGTTAAAAGGCGACTCCGTAAATGGTTATGGTTATTTCACTAACTATAAAGCACTTTCAAAAGTCAACAAAAGCGATACAACGGTTTATCTTGAGACTAAGCATCAAGCGTATACGACTTATCAACCTTTAGGGAGTTATCAACCAAGCGGGACGTATTTAGTTCCTTCGGACTCAACTCATATTAGGAGCTACTCTAATGCAATCTACAAGTTAAAAGGCGACTCCGTAAATGGTTATGGTTATTTCACTAACTATAAAGCACTTTCAAAAGTCAACAAAAGCGATACAACGGTTTATCTTGAGACTAAGCATCAAGCGTATACGACTTATCAACCTTTAGGGAGTTATCAACCAAGCGGGACGTATTTAGTTCCTTCGGACTCAACTCATATTAGGAACTACTCTAATGCAATCTACAAGTTAAAAGGCGACTCCGTAAATGGTTATGGTTATTTCACTAACTATAAAGCACTTTCAAAAGTCAACAAAAGCGATACAACGGTTTATATTGAGACTAAGCATCAAGCGTCTACGACTTATCAACCTTTAGGGAGTTATCAACCAAGCGGGACCTATCTTATTCCTTCGGACTCAACTCATATTAGGAGCTACTCTAATGCAATCTACAAGTTAAAAGGCGACTCCGTAAATGGTTATGGTTATTTCACTAACTATAAAGCACTTTCAAAAGTCAACAAAAGCGATACAACGGTTTATCTTGAGACTAAGCATCAAGCGTATACGACTTATCAACCTTTAGGGAGTTATCAACCAAGCGGGACG